AACAGATTTGTTGAACGGAATTTATCGATTCCATGTATATTTAGGCGTTCCAACGCCAGCTCGTGAAATCGATTTTATTCAAGAATATGATTCGTCTTACATGAGCACATTATTTAATTAAGAGGGAGGTAACTCATGGCTAAACATAGAGATAAGTTGATTGACTTTGCCATTTTTAGCTCTGGCAGAGAGTTATATGGTTACGCCGATGTAACCTTACCTGATATCGAATTTATCAGCGACACAATCAAAGGCGCAGGCATTGCCGGCGAAGTTGATTTGGGCGTACTCGGTCAAACTAAGGCGATGAACATGTCCATTAAATGGAATACCATCGACAAAGATGTGACCGACCTGGCTAGTCAAAAGGTGCATGATATCGAAATTCGTGGCGCGCAACAATTATACGATTCTGCAAAAGGTGAATTAGTACCGGAAGCAGTTAGCGTATATGCCAAAGTGATGCCTAAGAAAATCGGTCTTGGCAAATTTGAACAGGCAAGTAAAACCGATACTTCTACAGAGTTTGAAATTGTATATTTCAAAATGACTGTCGGTGGTAAAACTCGTACTGAAATTGATAAATTCAACTATGTTTGTGTAATCAATGGTGTTGATTACTTGGCATCCGTAAGGGAGGCATTGGGTAAATAATGGCTACATATGATCGCGAAAAGCTAATTGATGGCTTACATAATTTAACTGGGTTTGACTTCACAAAGGCGGAACTTCGTGTCCGCCGTGAAGGCGATATGACCCCAGATGTTACATTCTCTAAACGATTTCAGGCAGAAGTTGCCGCCATAGCATTAAAAGAAAGTGCCAAGGTATTAATGACAATGCCAATCTCTGAATTCACTGAAATGTGCGCAGAGGTAAGCGTTTTTTTATTGCGTGGTTCGGTAGAGAAAATGGGACTTCTCCCGGACAGCAATGCCGAAGAATTGCCATCCGACTTAGAGAATGTGGAGGCATAAACTTTTGGATGTCTACCCCAATTGCTGAAATAGCAGATTGGATAGACGATTTAGAATTTGTTCTTGAAGATGAAAAGCGCTTGAGGGAGGAAGAGGACTAATCCATCAAGCGCTTTTTGCGTACACAAATTTAAAAGAAAGGAGGAACTATGGCGG